TAGGTCTTACTTTTTATTTTACAAATGAAAAGAATGGTGAAGAAGTAACTTATAATTCAAAGAATGGATTATATGATTACATTGAGTATCTTAATAAGGGCAAGGAAATGTTATGTGGTCCTTTCTACTTTGAGCAAGAGGAAGGCACTTTTAAGGTTGAAGTTAGTTTTGGTTACAACAATGCTTATTCTTCTATTGTTAAGTTATACACAAATAACATTCCTCAGGATAAAGGAACTCACTTAACCGGTTTTAAGACAGCGTTTACGAAGAGCTTAAACTCTTTTGCAAGGGAAAAAGGTTGGTTAAAAGATAAAGACGCTAATTTAACAGGTAGTGATTTAGATGAAGGTCAGTTATTGGTTATTAACTTCAGAATGATTGACCCGGTATTTAAAGGGCAGAATAAAGAAGAGCTTTCTTCAACAGAAGGAAGAACATATGTACAGAGATTTACTGCTACTGCTTTAGAAGAGTTATTCACTTTATATGAGAAAGAAATAAGGACAATCTTTGATAAAGCAACTAGTGCAAGAAAGGCTCGTGAGGCTGCAAAGAAGGCAAGGAATGCAGCAAGAGAGAACGAAAAGAAGAAAAAAGAGAAGGTTCTTAAGTTTGATAGTAAGTTGGCGGATTGCTATTCAAAAGATAGAATGAAGTGTGAGATTTATATAACTGAGGGTGATAGTGCTTCTGGTAACTTAAAGCAAGCTCGTAACAATGAGTTCCAAGCTATCCTCCCGGTTAGGGGTAAGATATTAAATACACAGAAGGCAACATTAGCACAGATACAGAAAAATGCTGAGATTATGACAATGATTGATGCTTTTGGTTTACATATCGACCCTAAGACAATGAAAGTGACTTATAATAAGGAAGACTTGAGATATGGTAAGATTATCATTATGAGTGATGCGGACGTTGATGGAGCGCATATCAAGAACCTCTTCTACACATTCTTGTGGAACTTCTGCCCTGAACTCGTTAAGGACGGATATGTCTACGCTGGATTCCCTCCACTCTATAAGATTACTATTGGTAAAGAATATAAATATCTTAAAAATGATGAGGCTCTTGAAGAGTTTAAGAAAGCTAATGTAGGTAAAAAGTTTGCTGTCAATCGTCTTAAGGGACTTGGAGAAATGTCAGTCGATGAGACTGAAGAAACATTAACCGATCCTAACAACAGAATTATTAAACAGATTAGTGTTGATGACGAAAATGAAACAGAACTTTTGTTTGAGCAGCTGATGGGAACTGCAGTAGCCGCTCGTAAGGCTTATATTAAAGAACATTCAAAGGAGGCTAAATATAATGCAGAATGATATAAATTCTTTATTGAATGAAATATATGACGCATATAAAGGCAAAGTAGAAGAAGCAACTTCTATATGGAAAAGTGAATATAGTTGTAGTATATCAGAAGATGAAGATAGAAATAAAGAAGATAAAGAAGATTTAAGATATTTTAAAGAATTACTTCAAAAAATCAAGGAGATAAATAATGCAGAATGATATAAAAAATGAATTAAGTACAAATTTTATAGAATATGCGGCGGCTGTCAACACTGACAGGGCGATTCCTGATGCTAAGTCGGGATTAAAGCCGGTAGCAAAGAGGATTTTATGGTCTGCTTACGAGGAAGGTAGAACATATAGCAAGCCTCATGTGAAATCAGCTCGAATTGTCGGCGATGTCATGGGTAAGTACCATCCGCACGGTGATAGTTCTATTTATGGAGCTATGGTCCGCTTATCTCAACCTTGGGTACTTAGATACCCTCTTATAGACTGGCATGGAAGTAATGGTAATCAGTCTGGAGATGGACCGGCAGCATCTCGTTATACAGAAGCGAGACTTGCAAAAATTGCAGAAGATGGTTTATTAAAAGGATTAAAGAAGAAGAATGTTGAGTTTACTTCAAACTATGATGAAACATTGGAAGAGCCAGTTACTCTTCCCGCAATCTTCCCAAATCTTTTATGTAATCCAAATACCGGTATTGGAGTCGCGATGGCAAGTAGCTGGCTCCCGCATAATTTAACAGAAGTAGCAAATGCTATTTATATGGTTATGGAAGGTAAAGAGCCGGTTATCCCGGGTCCAGACTTCCCAACCGGAGGATTGATTATAAATAAAAATGACCTTCCTGAAATTTTAAAGACAGGACATGGTTCAGTTAAAGTAAGAGCAAGATATAATGTTGAGAAGAATAATCTTGTATTTTATGAAATTCCTTATGGAACAACAATAGAAGGTATCCTTGAGGAAATTGGCTCTCTTTGTGATGAAAAGAAGATAGAGGGAATTAGCGAGATTAGAGATGAGTCTAACAAGAAAGGTATCAGAGTTGTAGTGAAGTGCGGGAAGGGTGTAGACCCAGACTCGATGGCTATGATACTTTATTCAAAGACGCATCTTCAGACTTCAATTTCATATAATCAAGTTGCTCTTGTTGATAAGACACCAACAGAATTGGGATTAAAAGATGCGATTGATATTTATATTTCTCATAATATTGATTGTCTTATTAGAGAAGTAAACTTTGATTTAAAGAAAACAAAAGATAGACTTCATATTGTAGAGGGTCTGCTTATTGCTCTTGAAGATATTGATAATGTTATTATATTGATTAAAAAGAGTGAGAATAGTTCCGCTGCCAAGACAGCGTTAATGGAGAAATATAATCTTTCAGAAGTACAGGCAAAGTCAATTTTGGCAATGAGATTATCTAGTCTTGCAAAATTGGAAAAGATTGAACTTGAAAATGAAAAGAAAGAACTAATGGATGCGATTGAGAAGTTTAATACTTTACTTCAGAGCAAAGAACTTCAGTTAAGCGAAATTAAGAGCAGACTTGAAGAGATTGTTAAGAAGTACGGAGACGCTCGCCGCACAGAACTTGCACAGATAGAAGTAAAAGCAGATGAAAAGGAGATTGCTACTGTTATACCAAAAGATGTAGTTGTAGTAACTTCAAAATCTGGTTTGATAAAGAAGATTCCGGTAGAGAATTTTAAACCTCAAAAGAGAGGCGGAAAGGGTGTTAAGACCAAAGACGATGTAACGATGTCCGCATTTAAGACAAACACAGTAGATACATTGATGATGTTCAGCAATATGGGCAAAATGTATCGAACAGTAGTAGACAATGTTCCAGACGGTACAAATGCAACAAAAGGACAACCAATCAAGTCTTTTGTTAAGTTGGCCCCTAGTGAATCAATTATCTCTATCACTTCTCTTCATAGAAAGAGTACCCCTAAGTATGTAGTATTCATTACTAAAATGGGTATGGTTAAGAAAACCCTTCTTGATGAATATTTAAAGACTAATCGAAACACCGGTATTATGGCGTTGAAACTTAAAGATGGAGATAGTCTTGCATCTGTTCTCTTTATGGATGAAGAAGATTTGATTTTGATAACAAAGAACGGAATGAGTATTCATTTTGCAACAAAAGACATTAAACCTATTGGTAGGGTAACTTTGGGTGTTAAAGGTATTGCATTAAATGATAATGATGAAGTCATTGCGGGACTCCCTATTCATAAAACAACAGATACAATAGGATTGTTTAACACAACAGGACAAGGCAAGAAAGTGAAGATTGATGAATTTAGTCTTCAGAACAAAGGCGGAAAGGGTATCTGCTGTTATAAGACACCGGTCGCAGGTGCGGCAATGCTGTCTGACGAGGATTCAATCTTGATATTGGGTAACACATCAAGCATATGCATCAGTGCAAAAGAAGTTCCTTTGTTAAGCAGAACTGCGGAAGGCAACAAGATGATTAAGGCAGATAGGGTACTTGGCATCACAAAAATTTAATGGGCAAAGCAAGTTAAATCCTTTTAGATAAAATTCATATATAATACTATCCCCCAATAAAGTGTGGTCACTTCGGTTTCCGCACTTTATTTGTATTTTTATAAAATTTTTAGTATAATATATATAGAAAAGTTAAAGAAAGGAAATAAGTTCTATGGAAAAAATTATTGATAAAATAACTATAAGAAATCTTATTACTGAATTAAACAGATTAACAAAACTTTACGATATGGGAACTCCAGAAGTAACTGATAAGGAATGGGACGATTTATATTTCTCTTTAGAAGAATTGGAGAAAAAGACAGGTATTATCTATCCCGATTCTCCTACACAGAGCATCTGTTTTGGAACTGTTTCTGAGTTAGAGAAGGTTGAGCATAATCACCCAATGCTTTCTCTTGATAAAACAAAGTCTATTGATGAATTAAAAAGCTTTGTTTCTCAGGGTTCAGAGCAAGATTGGTTTGGTATGTTCAAAATGGACGGTTTAACTTGTTCTTTAACTTATGATGAAAAGGGTAATCTTACAAAGGCTGAAACAAGAGGAGATGGGTTAGTAGGTGAGAATGTTTTCTTTAATGCTCTTGTAATTCCTTCTATCCCAAAACATATCCCTTGTACTGAAACATCAGTCATTGACGGAGAGATTATTTGTGATATAGACACATTTGAAAAATATTTCTCTAAAGAGTATAAGAACCCTAGAAACTTCGCTTCTGGTTCTATTAGACAGTTGAAAAGCGAAGAAACTGCAAAAAGAGGTTTAACTTTTGTTGCCTGGGACTTTATATCAGGAAGTGCTGAGATTGATTCCAACTCTTCTCGTTTAGATAGACTTGAGGATTGGGGATTTACTACTGTTCCTAGAGTTTCTGATGTAGAGACAATAGAAGATGCAATAGAGAAACTTGATAAATATAGATATGGTTATGCTAGTCAGTATCCGATTGATGGATATGTTTTCAAGTTTGAAAGTAAAAAGTATGGAGAAAAATTAGGAAGAACAGACCATCACTTTAAAAATGCTATTGCATATAAGTTCTATGACGAGGAATATCAAACCTTTTTAAAGAAAATTGACTATGATGTTTCTCGTAATGGTATATTGACTCCAGTTGCAGTATTTGAGCCAATCGAAATTGATGGCACGGTAGTAGAACGAGCATCGCTGCATAACCTTAGTATTTTGGACGAAACCCTTGGAGCTCCTTATGTCAATCAGCCTATATGGGTAATAAAATCAAATATGATTATTCCTCAGGTTGTAAGAGCAGACAAAGAAAATAAAGATGGAAATAACTTTATTTGTACAAAGATTGCTTGTCCTATCTGTAAAAAAGAAACAGAAGTAAGAGTATCTAATAGTGGAGTAGAAGTATTATATTGTACTAATGAAGCCTGTGAAGGAAAATTGGTTAATAGAATTGACCATTTCTGTGGAAAGAAAGGTTTAGATATAAAAGGTATCTCAAGAAAAACAATAGAGAAATTGATAGATTGGGGCTGGGTTAATGGATTTGCAGACATTTTTAGACTTGAACAACATAAAACTGAATGGGTTTCAAAGGCAGGTTTTGGAGAAGCTTCTGTCGGAAAAATCTTGTCAGCAATTACATCCGCTAGAACTTCGACGACGTTCGAGTCTTTCATTTCTGCAATTGGTATACCCCTTGTTGGAAGAACTGTTTCCAAAGAAATCGTGAAATATTATCCTACATGGGACGCCTTTAGAGCAGCGGTTGGAGGAGATTGGACTGAGTTTGAGGGATTCGGTCCGGAAATAAGTAAAGCAATAAATAGTTTTGATTATAAAGAAATAGATGAAATAGTAGAACTCTTTATTTCTTTTGATGAAACAGAAGAAGATACTCAAACAGAAGAAAAAGTTGATACTCTTAAAGATTTAGTTTTTGTAGTAACAGGAAAAATGAGTATCGTAAAAAACAGAGCAGAGTTAACAAGCATTATTGAGAACTGTGGCGGTAAGGTTGCGGGAAGCATATCCTCAAAGACCGCATATCTAATAAACAATGATGTTAATAGTACAACTCAAAAGAACCAAAAAGCGAAATCTCTCGGTATTCCTATCATAACCGAGGAGGACGCACTTAAGATGTGTAATTATAATTTTTAAAAATATTTTGACTTTTTAAAAAATTTTTAGTATAATATATATAGAAAGTTAAGAGAGATACAGAAAATCAAATTTTTCGTTGGTTGTCGCATCACTTGAAACTTTATAAAATTTTTGATATAATATGTATATAGTAAAGAGGAAAAATAAAAAGTAGATTATTAAATCGAAAATACTAACCCCTCTTTTACAATATAAATAACTAATAATTCTATTTAAAGAAAAGGAGAAACAAACATGAAAACAGCAATTTCAGAGAAGAGCAAGGTAGTATTTGATTATTTGGTATCAATCGGTGACGAGAATGTTACCGCACAGGACATCGCAGATGCACTTGGACTTGAGAGAAAGTCAGTAGACGGTATTGTAACTGCAGGTCTTCAGCGTAAGGGTTATACAGAGCGTATCCCAGCTAAGATCGAGACTGAGGATGGCGTTAAGGAAGTTAAGTTCATCAAGCTTACAGACGCTGGTAAGGCTTATGACCATGACGCAGCAGTTAAGGCTGACGCAGAGGCAGCAGCTAACTAAGATACCTTTTACAATTAAATAATGTGAAATAGGGGAAGGCAATTTATTCCTTCCCCCTATTTTTAAAAAGGAGAAAAGATGATAGTATTTTTAGTATTATTATTGACCATTTCCTTATTCTTTATTTTTTATTTAGTGCGAAAAGACACTAAAATAAAAAGATATAATATAGAGATAGAAGAAGCAAATAATGAACTTGAATTGCATCATAGGTTATTATTAGATGATGTAGCAAAAGTAGGAAAGAAACTTGAAATAGAAAGAGCTAAGTTTTCTGCGGAAATTAAAGAAAAAACCAAAACAATAGAAGATTTGAAACTCGGCGTGGAAGCACACTACGAGAATCAAAAGAAAATGTCACAAAGAGCATTTGAAAATTATTGTGAGTTTCTTTTACAATCTTATGATAACGCAGAAAAGGATTATAATGATAATATTGACTCTTTAAAGAAGTCTTTAGAGGCAATTAAGCTTGAGAACAAAGAAGAGATTAATAAGATTACCGCGGAACTTGACAAGACAAAGGCTACGCGGGCCGCTGTAATTCAAGCGCAGTTGCGAGAGAAGGAGATAAAGGAGAAACTTTCTTTTTATTGCTTAAAAGTAAACGATACAGATTTGCAAGATATAAAAGCATTGGAAAGAGTTAAAGGACAGTTAAATAAGCCTAGAATTTTATCTATGCTTATTTGGAAAACATATTGGCAAAAGCAAATGACTGAGTTATGTAATAATGTACTTGGTACAAATGCAGTAACCGGTATCTATAAAATCACTAATCAGATTACTGATGAATGTTATATCGGTCAAGCAGCTAATATGGCAGATAGATGGAAACAACACGCGAAGTGCGGGCTGGGTATCGACACTCCCGCAGGTAATAAGTTATATCGAGCAATGCAAGAAGATGGTATTCAGAACTTCTCTTGGGAATTACTTGAAGAGTGTCCAAGAGAGTTATTGAATGAAAAGGAAAAGTTTTACATTGATTTATACGATAGCCAATCTTTTGGTTATAATACTATATCAGCACCCATTAGAAAAAAGGAGGATTAAACATTGGCAGATTATGATACAATAGAACTTGATGATGATATTTTAAATGACTTACTAAAAAACACAGTAGAGAAATCAAAGGAAACGGTAGAGTTTTTAGATGTCGTTACTTTAAGAGCCTCTTTAAACAGAGAAATTCTTTTGGGAGATATTGGTCCTGATGTTGGCTTGACAGTACAAGAGGTTATTCGTTTTTGGAATAATCAAGATGAGAAGAACAATATTCCGGTAGAAAAGAGAAAGCCAATTAAGATTTATATTCACTCTGGTGGCGGTAATTTAGACGAGACCTTTATTATGATAGACGCAATTAAGTTATCAAAGACTCCTGTTTACACTATTGCCGTTGGTTGTGCATATAGTGGTGGTTTCTTCACTTTTATTGCCGGACATAAAAGATTTGCATATCCTACTTCTTCATTCTTATTCCATGAAGGTTCTACTTCTACTGGTGGAACATCATCTCAGTTTGCAAACTATGCAGCCTTTTATAAATCACAGCTTGGTCAGTTAAAGAAGTTGGTGATTGAGAATAGTGATCTTACAGAAGAGGATTACAAGGAAATCCAAAAAGACGATATTTGGATGAGCGCAGAAGAGGCTCAAGAAAAGGGCATGGTTGATGATATTCTTGCGAAAGGTTTTATTTAATGAATATTGAAATTAAAATAAGCCGAGATAGCTGTGAAGTACCAAGACGCGTGGGGAGTTATCACGATATAGATAAGGCTATCGAATACCTTCAAGAATACAAACAGAGATTGAAAGAACAAGAGGAAAGAGAAGAAGATGAACTTTGCAAATACTAATGTTTATAATATAGGAAATGCAATCCGCGGGATGCGTAACCCAAAAAATAGTTGGCATCTTTCTGATAGTGAAGGAGATGTTATCGGACCAAAGGACATGAAACTTGCACAGTCACTTATTCATGGCGGTGCAGTTCATTGTAAGTTTTTAAGGCAGATCTTCGTTAGCGTGGATATTACCGCCCCTATGTATTTTTGGAGCGAGCTTGACACCTATAAAGTCGGTACCACCGCAGATAGCACTTCAAAAATGCACAAATTAGAAAGTACCCCTATTACTTGGGATTGTTTTGAACACGATGATTGTACTGATGATTGTCTTAGGTTACATGTATTTGATAATGAACCTTATAACATGGACGACCATATATCAGATGTTTGGGATAATATTATCAATGTTTGTGAGACATTACGAAAAAGATTTCTTGAAACAGGAGATAAAAGATATTGGAAAGAGTTAATAAGAATTCTTCCAGAGAGTTGGCTCCAGACGAGAACTTGGACTGCTAATTATGAAGTCCTCCGCGGAATGTATCAATGGAGACAACATCATAAATTGACAGAATGGAATGTCAAAAATGAAAAATCAATGTGTTCTTGGATTGAGTCCCTTCCATATGCAAGGGAGTTAATTCTTCCACAAATGACATTAAAGGTCGAAGATTGATTTTTTATAAAATTTATTATATAATATATGTAGAAAGTAACAAATAAATATTTTTTTAAGAAAGGAATAAAAGCTATGAGACAGAAGAACATTAACAAAGAGCACATTGAAGGTTACTTGTATGAGCACAATTTGCAGTTAAAGGAGAAAGATGGAAATAAGTACATTCGTGGTACTATTGACATCGCTACTGATGAAGCTTGCTTGAATGTTGTTCAGGTTAATTACATTAAGATTAACGAGTTCACTAAGGCAGGCAAACCTGATACTCGTTTTGCTGCATTGAAGTCTATCATTGATTCTAATAACACTGTTGTTACTGCCGGTAAGGAGAACGCAACTAAGGTTAAGATTGATACAAGTCTTGGAGTAAATGATTTCTATACCAATAGAAATGGTGAGGAGACTTTAGTAAGCGCAAAGCGTAATGAGGGTGGATTTATAAATATTGTTAATTCTCTTGGTCCAGAGGATAACCGTAATACTTTTGAGTTTGATATGATTATCAACGGAACTCGTATGGTAGAGGCTGACCCAGAGGCTAACATTCCAGAGGATTATCTTATTGTTAAGGGTGCAGTCTTCAATTGGAACAATGCAATCCTTCCAGTTGAGCTTGTTGTAAAGAATAAGGGCGGAATTGATTATTTCGAGAAGCTTGACGCTTCACCAAAGAACCCTTCATACACTAAGGTTTGGGGTAAGATTATCAATGAGACTATTGTTAAGACCGAGACTACAGAGGCTGCTTTCGGTGATCCAATGGTTAGAGAGATTAAGAGAAATGTTAAGCAGTGGGTTATCACCGGTACATCTCGTCCAGAGAATATGTATGAGATTGGTGATGCAGAGACTGGTATCACTTTAGAGGAACTTCAGACTCTTGTTCAGAACAGAGAGGTTTATCTTTCAGAAGTTAAGCAGCGTGCTGAGGAGTATGCAAAGAATAATGCTGCTAACGCAGGTACATCGTCAGCTCCAACCGAGGCAGTTTCAGCCGCTTCATTCAACTTTTAGTCAGGATATAGTTTAATGAGTATGCTCTTTATGAGCATACTCATATTATCCAATTAAAATAGATATTTGTTGTGATTAGAAAAGAATGGAGTGTGAAATAAAATGGCAAGTTTTTCATTAGATGATTTATTAAATTTGGAGCCTTCTACAGTAAGTAGAGATTTAACTGGATATATCACTTATATATATGGTAGCCCAAAAGTTGGTAAGACAACTTTGGCAAAAGATATGGGAGCTTTGATTATCTCTTGTGAGGACGGAACAAGAGCGATGTCTGGAGCATATGCACAGATTGTTCAGACTTGGAGTGATATTCGTTCTATCGCAAGATTTTTGAAAGACCCTCGTATGAAAGAGAGGTATAAAGCAATTGCTCTTGATACAGTCGATGTCGCAGCTTCTCTTTGCGAGAAGTATATTTGCAATAACAATAGTGTTAATACTCTTGGTCAAATTCCTTATGGCGGCGGTTGGTCAGCTTTTAAGAAGGAGTTCGAGGAAGTATTCAGAGGAATAGCATTACAGGGTTATGCAGTGCTTTTCATCTCTCATGATAAGACTAAGGACATGAAGAGAGCGGACGGTACAGAGTACACCAAGATTGTACCAACAGTAGGCGATAGTATTAACAATATCATTAAGAATATGTCTGATATTATTGCTTATGGTTATCAGGTACCGGGTACTGAAGATAGATACATGATTTTGAGAAGTGATGGAACTATCGAGGCGGGAAGCCGTTTCCCTTATATGACTAATAAGATACCTTTTGGTTATCAGTCATTGGTTGATGCTTTAAATGCAGCTATCGATGAGGAAGAGAAGAGAAATGGTGCTGGTGCAGTTACCTCAGAGAGAAATAAGACACCAGAAGTAAAAGAACTTGATTTTGATGACTTAATCAATCAGTTCAATGAGCTTATTGGTTCTATACCGGGTAGCTCGGATACTGCCGGTCAGACTGATGAAGGAGTTAAGTTCTTAGAGTATTGGGCACCTCGTATCCATCAGATTACTGACAAGTATCTTGGACCTGGCAAGAAGGTTAGTCAGTGCTCAAGAACACAGACAGAGCAGTTAAGTCTGATTGTTGACGAAATAAAAGAAATCCTTGATGCTGAAAAGTAGAGTGTGAAACTTTAACGGCTCGGCAGGTAGACACTCGTAATTTGATTTCAAAGGGTGTTTTGGAATTTTTTAATACAAAAAGCGGAGAATAATACTTTCGGTATTTATTCTTCGCTTTGATTTTTTATAAAAAATATGTTATAATATTTATATAAGAATGGTATAAAAAGGTGGGATAGAATGGCACATTATTGTATTTGTCCAAAATGTAATGAGAAATTTAATAGAGATAGGATACAAGCAGTAAAGGTGGGTGCCCGCAGATATGGTCACGCAACTTGTTATCCTGATAATACTGATTTTATGCCAGTTGAGGAGAAAAAGGAGAAGAAAAAGAAAGAGAAGGAAAAGCCAAGTGCGGATCCCGATTATGTTGCACTCAAAGAGTATATTCAAAAACTTTTTAAAGGTAAACAGAATTATGTACTTGTAGAAAAGCAGATTAAAAAGTTTAAAGAAGAAATGGGTTATTCTTATAGTGGAATGATGAAAAGTTTGATTTATTTTTATGAAGTCAAACACAATAGTTTAGAAAAGTCAAACAATTCAATAGGAATTGTTCCTTATGTCTATCAAGACAGTTACAATTATTTTTATGCGTTATTCTTAGCACAACAGCAAAATATGGGAGTGGAGTTTAAAAAAGTAGAAAAGGAAGTACAGATAAAGAGACCAAGTAAAGATAGAAAAAGAATGAAGTTGATAGACTTTAGTACATTAGAAGGAGATTATGAAGATGCAGAGTAAATATATTGACATTCCAAGCATAATGCAAGTATTAGGAAATATTTTTAAGAGTCCGGAACTACTTGCACAAGACGATAAGTATCATTTTATTGAGCAAGATTTTCCTTCAGACTTCCAAAAGATTTGCTTTGGAGCAATATATAATATCTTTCAGTTAGGCGGGAAGGCTATCACTTTAGAGGCTATCAACGACTATCTTTCCTCTAGACCGAAGCTCCTCGCAGAATATAAGGTGAATAAGGGTGATGAGTTCTTGCTTTCAGCAGCGGAGAACGCAAACCCGCAAACTATGGGTTATTATTATAGCAGATTAAAGAAGATGACTCTTTTGAGAGGGTATGAGAGTATCGGAGTTGACCTTAGTTGGTTATATGACCCAGACAATATCTTTGATACAAAGAAAAAAGAAGAACAAGAGCAAAAGTTAGATAATATGTCTTTGCAAGCAATTGCAGACTTAATCGGAGATAAAATAGAAGATATTAAAAATCAGTATGTTGATGAAATTGATGCAAACACTTCTTCTGTTGGTGACGGCATCTTTGATATGCTGAAAGAATATGAAGAGACTCCCGATATTGGTATTCCGATGTTCGGTCCATATATGAATACAGTGACGCGTGGAGCTCGATTAACTAAGTTTTATCTTCGTTCTGCGGCAACCAATGTTGGTAAAACAAGAACAATGGTTGGAGATGCTTTCTATATTGGTTGCTCAAGAATGTATGATAATAAAACTCAAAAGTGGGTATCAATAGGAAAATGTGAACCAACTCTTTTAATTAGTACAGAGCAGGAGAAAAAAGAGATACAGTGTATGGGATTAGCTTTTATCTCTGGCGTAAATGAGTCACATATCGAGACTCAAGATTATCTGCCTGGCGAAAAGGAGAGAGTGGCGGAGGCCGCAAAGATAATCTCAGAAAGTAAGATTTTGTTCTCTTGTTTAACTGATTTCTCAATGAATGATTTTGAACAGTTAATAAAGAAAGAAATCAGAGAACATCAAGTAAGTTATGTTTTTCTTGATTATATTCATACTTCTATGGGTATCTTGGAAGAGATAACTAAAAAGAGTGGTGGAGTAAGACTAAGAGAAGACCAAGTCCTCTTTATGATGAGTGTTAAACTAAAGACAATCGCTATGGAATATGGAGTATTCATTTTATCAGCAACTCAGTTAAATGGAGATTGGAAGGACGCAGATATTCCAGACCAGAACTTGTTGAGAGGTTCAAAAGCGATTGCTGATAAAGTTGATATTGGTATGATACTTTTGGAAGTAACAAAAGAAGATATAGAAAAGATTGGACAGTTCTGTAAGAGTAATGGCATTGAAACACCGAATGTAAAGATGTCTATATATAAGAACAGAGCAAATGAATATAAAGGAGTTTATTTGTGGATGAACGCAGATAAAGGAACTTGTCGATTTGAAACTGCTTTCCTTACAGATTGGAGATACAATGTTTTGAAAGATGTTCCGGATATGAAGATTTCTGTTGTAGATGAAAGTGCTTTTTAAGGAGTAAGATATGCAACTTTACGATTATGACTTAAATGAGATAAAAGAAAATTTAACAATAGATGAAGTTTGTGGAATATTAGAGGATTTTAATGCGGAGCCTGAAATACATGGAGATATAATTATGGCAAGAACAATAGACCATAACTATTGTACAGATTCTTCCGCATCTAAAAAGCTCTATTATTATGATAATAGTCATTTGTTCGTAAGTTGGACTGCGGGAAGTGACCCTTTCGACATCTTCCAGCTTGTTATGATAGTCAAGAATCGAGAAGAAGGGTTGGAATGGGAGCTCCCGCAGGCTATTCAATGGGTTGCTCAAAGAATAGGGCTTGCACCAAAGAGTAATAAAGAAGAAAGAACATTAGACTCTTTTAATTATTTTAAGTTAATTCAAAATTATGAAAGAATAAAAGGAATTGAAAACAAAAGTAAAGAAGTTGAATTAAAAGAGTATGATGATACAATATTAAAAAATCTTCCTTCTCCAACAATAATCCCGTGGATAAAAGAGGGAATAAGTAAAGAAGAAATGCAAAGAAGAGGTATCGTATATGACCCGAAGAACTGCGGAATTGTTATCCCTCATCGAGACATATGTGGAAGATTGGTAGGTATAAGAGAAAGAAGTTTGATAGAAGAGAATGCAGAGCTATATGGTAA